ACTCCGATTACAATATCAGTAGCTGATGGTACAACTGTTGGAGAACATAAAATATTTACAAATAAGAATGCTGGTGCTGCTACTATCACTCCAGCCAATTTTGGACCAGGAACTAATATAGCTTTGAGTAATAATCAAGGTTGTCAGATGGTGTGGGATGGATCTAATTGGCAGTTGATTGGTAACAACGGCGGAACAGTGAGCTAAGGAATCTAAAATGGTTGCAATTATTACAGATAAGTTTAAGAAACAAATTCTTAATGATCTTTTTACGGATGTTAATGATTCATCTGACACATATTATATCGCTATTGGTAGATCACAAGATTGGAATGCTACGGATGCAGCTCCGATACCTACTAATACTGCAAAAACTGAAAGAGACTTTCGAAATAATATGCAGGCAATGAAAAATGCTGAAGATGTTTCATATGTAATTCCTCGTTATAACTGGTCATCAGGTACAATTTATTCTGGATATGATGATCATGTTCAAGGTTATCCAACTAATTCATACTTTGTTATGAATGATGAACTTGCTGTATTCATATGTTTACAACAAGGTCGCGATGCGCAGGGAACTGCCGTTGCTTCTACTGTTAAACCTGCAGGATCATCGCTATTGCCATTTACAACTGCTGACGGTTATGTATGGAAATATATGTACGGTCAAACTGCTCTTCGTTCTATTAAATTTACTTCTGCTAACTATATTCCTGTACAATTTGTTGACTCGGCAGATGCAACTTCACCTGCATTAGAACAAGAACAAAAAACTATTCAAAATGCAGCTATACCAGGCGAAGTTGTCGCAGTTAAATTGAATAATGGCGGAAGCGGATATACATCAGCTCCGAGTGTTGGATTTACCGGTAACGGAACAAAAGTTCCTCAGGCTACAGCAACCATTAATAATGGAGAAATTGTAAAAGTTGAGATGAACGATTCAGGCAGCGGAAAGGCTTTTGGCGCTGGATATGATTATGCGTCAGTTGATTTTAGTGGTGGTGGTGGATCTGGAGCAAATGCTCGAGCTGTAATTGCTCCTAAAGGAATAGGTGGAGATGCAAGAGATGATTTAAGATCAAATGCTCTTATGTTCAATACCAGACTTGCAGGTGATGAAAATAATGCACTAATTACAAGTAACGACTTTAGACAAGTTGGACTTATTAAAAATCCGGTAGAAACTGACTCAGCATCATCTGGTAATTTATTTAACTCTTTAGCTGGTAACGTTTTAAATAAATTAAAGTTCGGCTCTATTGCACAAAGTTTTACTGAAGATAAAACTATTCAAGGATCTACGTCAACAGCGCAAGCTTATATAGACAAAGCCGATTCAAACTATGTTTGGTATCATCAATCTGATTCAACCGGTTTTCTTGCTTTTACCGAAGGTGAAACAATTACTGAGACTGATGGTAACGGTGAAGGCATCCTTGACTCAGCTGCAAATGATGCAGATACTGATGCGTTTACTAAATCTACAGTAAAACCTTTCTCCGGAACATTATTATATGTAGATAATAGAGCGGCGATTGAAAGAGACCCGAATCAAACCGAAGACATCAAAGTTATTATTCAGCTGTAAGGCAATTAAATGGCGAACAAATTTACAGATAAGATCTTTAGCGACACGTATAAAGACGACTATAGAGATAGCGACAACTATTATAGAATTTTATTTAATTCTGGTAGAGCTCTGCAAGCACGTGAGCTTACTCAGATGCAAACTATTATTCAAAAAGAAATAGAACGCTTTGGAAGAAACATTTATAAAGAAGGTGCATCTGTAAATCCAGGCGGCCCTACTTTAAATACTCGATATGAATTTATAAAATTAGATACAGGTACAAATACTCTTCCAGCTGATCTATCAACAATTATCAACGATGAGTTTACTGGTCAGACATCCGCATTTAAATTTGTTGTTTTAGAAGCTGTTCCAGCAACAGGCACAGATCCTGCTACTCTTTATGTTCGTTATACAGATACACTCAGTGCTACAACAAATTTTTCTCAATCACAAAAAGTAGCTGCTGGTGAAGATGTAGTTGGAACCGTGTCAAATACAACTCTTACTGTTCAAACTACAGACACGACTACTAATCCTGCGAAGGGGTTTGGTTCACGTATTTCTATAGACCGCGGCGATTTCTTTACTCAAGGCCATTTTGTATTTGCTGAAAAGCAATCAAAGATTATTAGTAAATATACTTCTTTGCCTACTGCGACTGTTGGATTTAAGATTCAACAAGACATCGTATCTTCTACAGACGCTGAGGATTTGTATGATAATCAAGGTGCGACGCCTAATACTTCAGCTCCAGGTGCTGATCGTTATAGAATTCGTTTAATATTATCAACACAAGATGAAGTAGACTCTGATGAAAATTTTGTCTATTTCTGTAGAGTTATTAATGGTAATATTTTTGACGTAGTAACTGGAAATAATCAGTTTAAAGCCGTCGAAGATCGTATGGCTCAAAGAACAAATGAAATTAATGGTAATTTTAATATTAGCCCGTTCTTACTTCAGTTTGAAGAGGATTCAGATAATACATTTTTAAAAGCCGTTGTTTCACCAGGAATAGCTTATGTCAACGGCTATAGAGCTGAAAAAGAATATCCAACAAGAATTCGTGTTCCAAGAGCACAAGATACAACTACATTAGAAAACCAGGTGGTGGCAGCTAATTACGGTAACTATGTTGTTGTAAATACTATGGTAGGCGTTCCAAACATTGATGTATTCCAGGTTCGTAACTTAAGATCTGCAACCGGTCATGGTGGATCTACTATTGGTACTTGCCGCGTAAGATATATTGAAGAAGACGGCGGCAATTTTAAACTGTATCTTTTTGACGTTGTTATGAACGCAGGTCAAAAGTTTTCTGATGTACGTTCTATTGGTGCTTCTAGTAGTGATTATGCTAATGTATTATTAGATAATAGTGAAGCAGTACTAAATGATATTGGTAATAATAATCTTCTTTTTGGTTTACCGTTCTCTAGACCAAAAGCATTATCAGATATTTCTCTTGAAGTGCAACGTAAGTTTGCTGCTTCTTTTGACGCGTCAGGTCAGGCAACTCTTACATTAACAGCGACAGGTGAAACGTTCGCAAATACAGCAGATTGGATTACAACTGTTGATTCAAGCGGTGCTATCATTAGTGACAATGTTTCAGTATCAGGCGCTGGTACGCAAGCCGCAACTCTTTCTAGTGGTCCTACAAGTACAAATGTTGAGGTTATCGTAAAAGTTAATAAAGCAAACGGCTCTGTACGAACTAAAACATTACTTGAAACTACCGTAACTGGTATTGTAGAATCTGATGGCGCTGGTCTTAAATTTTTAGAATTAGAAAAACCAGATTTATTTAAATTAGATAGATTGCGCGATTCTGATTCTGATGGTGTTGATAGACTTGGAGATTTTATTGTTGATAACGGTCAACGTGATAACTGGTATTCGCCAGCCCGAGTAATTCTCAAAGGTAATAAAACTACACCATCCGGCAATTTATTTGCACGATTTAGATATTTTCAGCATGGTGCATCTGGTGACTTCTTTGCAACTAACTCATATACTGGCCAGGTAGCATATGGTGATATTCCGTCACATAGATTAAATGATGGTAGAAAAATTGAACTAAGAGATGTATTAGATTTTAGACCACGTAAAACAGACAAAGACTCTGACTTTACTGGTGGTACTGCTCGCATTAACGAACTACCAACAAATACAGATCTTATAACTACAGACGCAGAATTTTTTCTGCCACGATTTGATCGTTTGGTGATAGATCAAGATGCCAACTTAATAGTGTTACAAGGTCGATCTGATTTACAACCGCAATATCCAGATATATCTTCAAATCAGTTATTGTTGTATGATATCGGTATGGCTCCGTTTACAATTAGTGATTCTGACATTGGTGCTATACCAATCGATAATAAAAGCTTTACAATGTCTGATATTTCTTCTATTGAGAAGAAAGTAGATAATCTTTTTGAATTAACTACTTTATCTTTATTAGAAACTGGATTATCAAATTTTTCAGTATTTGACTCAACAGGTAATGATAGAACAAAAGCTGGATTTTTAGTTGATAACTTTCAAGATCAACTTGCAACTGGGTTTGACAACTTAGAATACCGAGCGTCTATAGATCCTAAAGCTCAAATATTAAGACCGTCTTTTTCAGAAGAAAATATTAAACTAATTTATGATTCAGATCTTTCTACAAATACTATTATCAAAGGTGATAACATATATGCAAAATATGTAGAAGCTGATTATATCAATCAGCCTCAAGTTTCTGGTATTATGAATATAAATCCATTTAACGTTATTACGAATATGGGTCAAGTTACACTTTCTCCGGCATCAGATGATTGGAGAGAGACAAGGCGAATTGCAGATAATATAATTAGTGGTGGGACACAAACCAGAATTAGTGGTAGTCAAGCACAATTATTTAATAACTCACAATGGAACTGGGGTGGAACACAGGTAGGAGATACAAGATCACAAGGCCTTGGTTCTTCTTCATCAACAGGAAGTGTAACATCTTCTAATACTAGTAATGGTGCCTCAGGAAACTGGAGATCTGCAGTAAGAACTGACACAACAAGTCAGGTTACTACGACCACAACAACTTCTGCGGTTGCTCGAGTTGCTTCTTTCTCAACTATACGTACCGTAGTCGGTGACCGTGTGGTTGATGTTGCAATGATACCATTTATGAGATCACGTCGTGTAAGTTTTAAAGCTGAAGGACTAAAACCAAATCATAGGTTCTTCCCATTCTTTGATGGCGTTGATGTAAGTAACTGGACAAGATCCGGATCATTCACGCGTATTGCTACTACTGACAATGAAGTTGGTAATAGATATGACAGAAATTCAGGACATCCAGATGGCGGTGGAACGTCATTATTCTCTGATGCCGAAGGTAAAGTTGAAGGTGAATTTTTTATTGCAAACACTGACGCACAAAGATTCCGTACTGGTATAAGAGAATTTAAATTACTAGACATCACCGCTAATAACGAAGAAGATGCTACTTCAATAGGTGTTACTACTTATGCTGCTCAAGGTGTTCTTGACACATTCCAACGTACAGTAAGATCTACAAGACTTAGAAACGTAGTAACTAGCTCACAAACTTCATCTTCGTCTTCTATTAGTGGACGTAGTGATAGATCATCTACTACTGCTTGGAATGTTGTGACAGGTGAACGTCGTGTTGACGGAGTGACTGTAACTCCACCACGTACTGTAAGGCAATCTGATCCTCTTGCTCAAACATTCTTTGTATCAGATCAAGATGGCGTATTCATCACAAGTGTTGATATTTACTTTAATTCTAAAGATGCTACAATACCTGCTCAGCTACAATTACGTCCAACAGTAAATGGTGTACCAGCATCTGACGAAATTATGCCAGGTTCTGTTATATTTAAATCGCCATCGACGATCAATGTATCTTCTGATGCATCAGTCGCTACAACGTTTACATTTGATGAACCGGTGTTCTTAATGCCTTATGAAGAATATGCGGTTGTATTGCTGGCAGAATGCGATAGCTACAATGTTTATATTGCGGAAACAGAACAGTTTATATTAAACTCTACTGAAAAACGTATTACATCTCAGCCTGCTATGGGATCTTTGTTTAAATCACAAAATGGTTCTACATGGGAACCTGATCAAACAAAAGATCTTATGTTTAAAATGAAAC